CCCAATAAAATTTTATAATTTACATAACAATAATAAAATACAATTAGATAAGTTAGAAATTATAGTTGAAGAACTAGAGAGATACAAAGAGCAACATGGATTAATTGATTTTCCAGATATGTTAGAAAAATTTATAGCAAGTGGCGAAGCACCAAAACTTAGAGTTATGTTTGTGGATGAAGCACAAGATTTAAGTTTAGTACAATGGAGATTAGTTAAGAAGATAGAAGAAAAGTGTCAAGACTCATACATATCAGGTGATGATGACCAGGCCATATACAGATGGAATGGTGCACACGTTAGTACATTTATAAATCTAGAAGGTAAAAGAACTGTGCTAGATCAATCACAAAGGGTACCACAAAAACCTTTTGCATTAGCAAACAAGATAATAAAAAAAGTACATAATAGAGTAGAAAAAGAATGGCTACCAAAACAAGAAGAAGGCTCTGTTGACTATTGCAGTGATCTTCACGAAGTAGATTTTTCAACAGGTAGATGGTTAGTATTAGCACAAGCTAACTACATGTTGGCAGGTATTGGAAACATATTAGATGAAAAAGAATTGTATTGGCAAAGAAGAAATGCAGTGCCTAGAGTAAAAAATATATATGAGATTATACAAAAATGGAATGATTTAAAAAAAGGTGTACCTCTACACTATAATGATATCAAGAAAATTGCTGCAAAGATGACTAAAGATAATTGGGATCCAAAGTTATTTAAAACAATAATAAAAGATGGGTTTTATGACATTGATACATTGAAAGAAAAGTATGGACTTAAAACAGAAACTGAATGGGATAAAGCATTAAATGAAATAGGTGATGAAGATATATACAAAATAAAAAAATTAATTAGATCCGGAGAAAATTTAGATAGCAATCCTAGAATTAGTATATCAACAATACATGGCGTTAAGGGTAATGAAAGAGAAAACGTAGTTGTAATAACAGACTTGGCGGGTGCAGCATTTGTAGATTATGAAAAAGATCCAGATGATACACATAGATTATTTTATGTTGCGTGCACAAGAACAGAGAAGAATTTATATATAATCGAACCACAAACAAAGAAGGCTTACAATCTATGACAAACAAAGATATATTTAAAAAAGCAACATACGATTCACTAGACAATCAAGTTGGTGGAAAACATTACAAACAAATGAAGATACAACCAGCAGAGTTTATAAACGAAAACAAATTGCTTTTTGCAGAAGGCAATGCTATAAAATATATATGTCGACATCAGTCAAAGGGAAAAGAAGAAGACATAAATAAAGCAATACATTATTTAGAAATGATATTAGAAAGAGACTATTCATGAAACCTATATTCAAACCACAAACAGAGTGGCTACCACCAGAATCTTTTCCAGACTTATCAAAGTATGATGAGATTGCAATTGACTTAGAGACCAAAGACCCAGATTTAAAATCAACAGGTTCAGGATCTGTAATTGGTAATGGTAAAGTTGTAGGTATAGCTGTTGCTGTAGAAGGTTGGTCTGGATATTATCCTATCGCACATGAAGGTGGCGGTAACATGGATAAGAATATGGTTATCAAATGGTTTACAGATGTACTAAATACACCTGCAATTAAGATATTTCACAATGCAATGTACGATGTATGTTGGATTAGGTCTATGGGCCTTAAAATAGAAGGTAGAATAGTAGATACCATGATTGCTGGCTCTCTCGTGGACGAGAATCGCTTTCGTTATGATTTAGGTAGTTTGGGTCGTGATTACGTCGGAATCGGTAAAAATGAGGCTGTATTGAAGGAAACTGCAGCGCATTGGGGCATAGATGCTAAGTCTGAGATGTATAAACTACCTGCAATGTATGTTGGAGAGTATGCGGAGCAAGATGCAGTGTTGACTCTAAAACTATGGCAAGAAATGAAAAAAGAAATACTAGATGAAGATGTACAATCTATCTTTGATCTTGAAACAGAATTGTTTCCATGTCTTGTTGACATGAGATTCTTAGGAGTACGTGTCGATGTAGATGCAGCACACCAATTAAAAAAAGAATTAGTATCAGATGAAAAGAAATGTTTACAAGAAGTTAAAAAAGTAACAGGGATTGATGTACAGATCTGGGCTGCAAGATCAATAGCCCAAGTATTTGATAAATTAAAATTACCTTACGAACGAACTTTAAAAACTGAAGCACCAAGCTTCACTAAAAATTGGTTACAGAATCAAACACACCCTGTAGCAAAAGCAATTGCACATGCAAGAGAGATAAATAAATCTCACACAACATTTATAGATACAATATTAAAACATTCTCACAAAGGTCGTATCCATGCAGAGATCAATCAAATTAGATCCGATCAAGGTGGTACAGTGACCGGTAGGTTTAGTTACAACAATCCAAACTTACAGCAGATTCCTGCACGTAACAAGGAACTTGGACCACGGATCAGAAGTTTGTTTATTCCTGAAGAAGGTTGTACTTGGGGTTGCTTTGACTACTCACAACAAGAACCACGTCTTGTTACACACTATGCTAGTCTCGATGATTTATATAAAGTAAACGAAGTTGTTGATGCATACAACGATGAACCGGATACAGACTTTCATAAAATTGTAGCTGACATGGCAAATATACCTAGATCACAGGCCAAGACAATTAATCTTGGTTTGTTTTATGGTATGGGTAAAAATAAATTACAAGCAGAGCTAGGTGTATCTAAAGAGAATGCTGATGATCTGTTTAGAACGTATCATGACAAAGTTCCATTTGTAAAAATGTTAATGGAAAGTGTAATGCGTAGAGCCCAGGACAAAGGTAGAGTTAGAACTTTACTTGGACGTAGATGTAGATTTAATTTATGGGAGCCTAACCAGTTCGGGATACATAAATCATTGCCTCACGAAGATGCACTCCAGGAACACGGACCAGGGATCAAGCGTGCTTTTACATACAAAGCATTAAATAAACTTATACAAGGATCAGCAGCTGATATGACTAAAAAAGCTATGGTTGATCTATACAAAGAAGGTATCATACCGCATATACAAGTACATGATGAACTTGATATATCGGTCGATGGTAATGCAGATAAAATAAAAGAGATTATGGAATCTGCAGTAGAATTGGAAGTACCTAACAAGGTGGACTATGAATCTGGCCCTAATTGGGGTAATATAAAATGAGAATAAATTATGGCTTACTTAAATGCAAACATACCGGCAACTTATGCACAAATAAGAAGAGAGTATTTATATGATTGTAAAAAACATCACGGAGAAGTTGAAGACTGCATTGTGTTTGGTCTTAGCGCTCTTACAGGCCGTGCTATATTATTTCATGCTATTATGGAAAACGGTGCAGTATTTTATCGCTTACCAATTAGCGCGTTTATTCAAAAGGGATTTGAACCATCCAGAGTGCCCGCAAGACGACTTGATGAACTACAGCTCTGGAATAGTTTTTCTTATTATCCTTCTGTCCATCGTTGGGATATATTAGACGGACAAGCCGGTAAGTATATCGGAAAAGATAAGAAATGGCACCCAGGTAAATACTTATTTACAGTTGACTTTGCACATCCAGACAGTAATATACTTGACACAGATCATTCAGAGATTCCGCACGAACATAAGTGCGCTCACATAATTGCCCTCGATGACGGTAATTTTGCAGCACAACCTAACAACAGATGTATATGGGACTTACCTTCTTTCACAGTGAAAGATAATATTCCTGACTGGAAAGTGCAGACTTCTGAATGGAATGTTGAAGATAGTAGGGCTTGGCGTACAGAAGATACGGATAAGTTCTTCTATGAAATAGAGGAGAAAAAAAATGATTAAAAAAATGAAAAGTAAAGCTATGCATTACTGGTCAGACCACAAGATTGAATGTCTTGTAGTTGCAGTTTTAGTTGTAGCTTACATAGTAAAGTAATGATTATGGAGTGTGCTAGGATGGATTATAGATTCACAGCTATGTTAATTATTGCTCTTTGTCTCCTAGCATTCTTCGGAGGTCCTAATGTCAAATAAACCATTAGATATTGGAGAAGAGGCAAGAGTGCAGATGCCTATGAAGACGGTAGCTAGCCTTATAATTTTAGTTGCAATGGGTGTATTTGCATATACAGAGCTTACGGCAAGATTAGTATCTCTGGAAACATCACGTGAGTTGTTTGAA